TTCGACAAAAGCACAATCTGGCGAACTTGATGCGACTTTATCGGGTAGATACTTGGTTGCTAAAGTTAAGCACCTAATATCTTCTGAAACGGTTAAAGGCTATACGACAGTCATGCTTCTTGTTAAGGACTCTTATCAAAAACCACTTCCAGTGAGAAAAGTATAATGCAACCAGTAGGCGTAGGACAATTAGGAAATTTTTATTGGTGGGAGGGTGTCGTAGAAGACAATCTCGATCCTACTGGTGCCGGTCGTTGTCGCGTTCGCGTAATCGCATATAACTCTCCTTTCAAGACAGACATCGAAACCGTTGATCTTCCTTGGGCATATCCAATGATGCCTTTGAATAATCCACATGGAAAGATTGTCGCACTCAAGCCGGGAACGCGAGTCTTTGGATTTTATCGAGATGGTGCTGTTGGTCAAGATTTGGTTATGGTTGGTACAATCAACATTGGTTATGGTCATTCGATTGGTTTCGATGAAAATGAAGATCCTTTAGATAACATCAATGTGGCAGAACAAGTTCCGAGATTTGGTGAAGTTGGTTTTAGGGATGATAGGCTTGGTGCTGGTAGCCCAATTGAAAATCAGCCGCAAAAAACTAAACTAAAAAACGATGGTGGAAAGATTACCTCGGAAAACATAAGTGATTATGGGCAGCATTTTCAGAATGAAATGAATACATCTCGTCTTGCTCGTGGTGTTGTTGCCGGAACGATTGCGGAGGCACAGATTCTTTCGCAAGCAGATACTAAGATTGTAAAAGCTGATGGATCTGAAATTCAAGAGCCAGCTTCTCCATTTGCCGCAAAGTATCCATACAATGCTGTCGAAGAATCCGATAGTGGACACATTCGAGAGATTGATGATACACCGGGAGCAGAGAGAATCAAGGAGTCTCATCGAACCGGAACTTTCTATGAAATTCATCCTGATGGTAGTCGAGTTACCAAAGTCGTCAAAGACGATTTTTCTGTAACCATTGGGGATAAAGGTGTCAAGGTTGATGGGATTTGTGCTATTCATGTTGTTGGTCAAGCCGATTTTTATTGTGAGAGCGATGTGAATGTTAAGACGGATAAAAGTGCCACAATCACTACAGGAACAAGTGCCACAGTCACCGCCGGAACTGATGTTGTGGCTACTGCTGGTAATGATGTGAGTGTTACTTCTGGTCGAGATGTGTTGGTAACGTCTGCTACAAACGTAGGAGTTCTTTCTGGCGGAAATCTGGCAATTCAAGCTGCTGGAGAAATCTCACTTGCGGATTCCTCTGCGACGGCTGCTAATGTGGATGAGATGATTCGAGATTATATCAACGACAAAAAGCGTATAGATAGGAACGCCTAAATACATAGAGGGAGGATTGTACGTTGCCAGTAGTAAAGAAATGGGTAGATTTAGATTTAGACTTTACGGCACACCCAAATACGGGTCAATTGTCGCTAAAGAAAGATGAGCAGGCAATCATTCGTTCTGTTCGCTATCTTCTTCTTACCAATTTTTACGAGCGACCTTTTCACCCAGAGACGGGATCAAACCTAACAAAACAACTATTTGAACCTATGACTTATTCTAACGTCATTAGAATTAAGGATTCTATAGTAGAATGTATAAATAACTTTGAACCAAGAGTATCCCTTACAGAAATAGAAGTCAACCCTAATTTTGATTTGAATGCTTATGATGTTATATTGACCTTTTATATTTTGAACGAAGAAGTTGAACGAAAAACAAGATTTTTACTAGAAAGAGATAGGTAAATGGCAGCAAATTACACCACACAATCAAACAAGCTGAAGATTGTAGAACTTGATTTTGATGCTATTAAAAAAGCTCTAAGAGAATATCTTAGTGGTCAAGATGAATTCAAGGATTATGATTTTACCGGATCTGCGATGAACATTCTTTTGGATGTTCTTGCGTACAATACACACTACAACGGCTTTTACACCAACATGCTCGCAAGTGAAATGTTTATGGATAGTGCTTCTTTGCGCTCTTCTATTGTCTCTCTTGCTAAACACCTCGGATATACTCCTTCATCAAGAAGAGGAGCGAGTGTAAATCTTGATTTGATTTTCAATGGAGTAGCTTCAGAAAAATCAACAATTGTTGTTCCAAAAAATGCTAAGTTTACAACTAAGATTGGTAGAGATTCTTATACGTTTCTGACCACACAAGCACGTTCCTCTTCGTACAACGCCTTGACTGCTCAACACGAATTAAGAAACCTTGAAATCAAAGAAGGCATTTCTTTGAGCAGGAGCTATACTTTTACCGGAAAAACTAACGAAACATTTGAAATTCCTGATGAGAATGTTGACACCACAACATTAGTTGTTGCTGCTGGCGGCGAGATTTATACAAAGGCAGATAATTTTACTGAAGTGAGTTCAACTTCTCGTGTGTATTTTTTACAAGAGGGTAATAAGAGTCGATATGAAATTTATTTTGGCGATGGTGTTGTGGGAAAGAAACCCAACGTAGAGGATTTCGTACAGATAACCTATAGCACTTCACAACTTGGTGTCGAAGGAAATGGGGCAACTAACTTTGTTTTGGCTGAATCCATTTCTGGCGCATCTTCAATTGACGTTTCCCTCTCTTCTGGATACACGAGGTCGGCAGGTGGAGCAGAACGAGAATCTACATCATCAATTAAACTTCAGGCACCAAGACAGTTTGGTCTTCAGAAAAGACTTGTTACACTCAATGACTATAAGACGAGACTCGAAAATGATTATAACTTGGTAGAGTCTGTTCGCGTTTGGGGTGGAGAAGAAAACAATCCTCCGGTTTACGGAACCGTTTTTGTGAGCGTGAAGCCAAGAACCGGATATGTATTATCGCAGGCAGAGCAGCAAAGAATTGCAGATGAGATTGTCAAGAAGAGAAACATCGTAACCGTCAACACTAGGTTTGTTGAGCCCGATTACCTTTTTGTTATTGTCAATTCAACGATCAACTTTGATCCAAGACAAACTTCCCGAAACGCATCTCAACTTGAAACTCTCGTTAAAGCAAGAATTCAAAATTATAATTCGACGCAGCTTTCCAAGTTTGAAGATTACTTCAGGTATTCTACGGTAACAAAACTTATTGACGAAACAGAAACCTCCATCAAGAACAACACAACTTTTGTTGCGATGAAAAAGAGAATTCGACCAACTTTGAATGTTCGTAGAGCCTATCAAATAGAGTTCAACAATCGCATATATAATCCACACTCGGGTCATGCTCCGGTCATTCGATCTGGATTGTTTAGATATGGCTCCATTGAGGATTGCTTTATCACCGACCGAAATGGAGACTTGGTGATTGCAAAGTCTACCAGAGGGTATGGTGCCGAAGGAATGAATGTGATTTCAATGCCAGAATATGACCTGCTCAACGAAAGAATTATTGAAAGTAGTATTGGTAGAGTTGATTATGAAACTGGTTTGATGTTGTTCAATTTGAATGTTTCTTCTATTCTTAATAACTCAGAATATCTATACTTTATTGCGACGCCTAACGTCAATGACATAGTTCCACAAAGAAATACTTTTGTGACAATAGATTCTTCGGACATAATCGTTGATGCCGTGGATGACACAAACTTTATACGAGAGAACAGAGTTCGTAGCTACTAAACCGGGAGTGTTTGATACATTATGGCACCAATCAACAGAACAGCAAATTCTCATCACACCTCTCTTATAGTATCTGGTCATGTTCCCGAATTTGTTCGTGCCGATCATCCTACGTTTGTCACGTTTCTCGAAAAGTATTATGAGTTCGCTGCCAACAACTCGTTGATCGAAACCTCTGATGGCAGCGGAACATACTACTATGGATTTGATTCTGGTGCTAAGATTCTTCAAGACCTTTCTGATGTAGATAGAACAGACTTCGATAATTTTGTCGAGTCTTTCAGAAAGCAATATGCGTATTCATTTCCCGATAACGTATACAGCGAAGTCAATCGAGCAACACTGTATAAAAATCTTGTTCAATTCTATCAATCAGTAGGCACGGAAGATTCTTTTCGCGCGCTGTTTCGACTTCTTTATAATGAAGAGATTGAGATTTATTATCCCGGTAGAGATGTTCTGGTTGCGAGTGGCGGAAACTATGCTCAAGGTTCTCGTCTAAAGGTTTATCATACCGACAATATAAATCTTATCGAGAACAAGAAAATCGTCGGCGCATCCTCTGGAGCATATGCGACAGT